CCGGTAGCATCGACATCACATACTACACCGTATGACCGCCCTACGGGGCAGAAAGGGGAATCATCATGACCTACTATTCCGAACGCAAGAGCATCAAGAACAGCACCGCCCAGCCCACCGTCTACAAAACCGGCGACCGCGCCGCGATGGAGCGGCAGTACCACCTGTTCTGTGCCTCTGCTGCGACCAATACGGATGGCAACGATGTGGACAGCATCGAGTGGGGAACCGTCGAGCAGGGTGTGCTTGAGCGCAAAGTCTGGATCACCGAACCCACGCCTGTTGAGGAGACCCCGGCGGAGGAAGCGTAACCATGTGGGCGCTGGCGATGGGGTTGATCGTCCTGTGCGGCGTTGCTGTCTGGCTGATCGCGGCGGGCGCGGCACAAATTGAACACCGCCGGGAGCGTTGGCTGTGGGATCACCCGCCTGAGGATGATGTGTGCAGGGAGGACAAGGATCATGAATAGCATACCACAGGTTGACGCGATCCGCGCCCAGATGGAGACAGAGGGAGCGAGTAAGCCCGACATTATCAGGCAAATCGCCCTCGCCTGTCTGGGCTGGCCCTACGTGTTTGGGGCCTGGGGTGAGGAGTGTACACCTCAGGCCCGGAGACGCAGGGCGCGTGATGACCATCCGACCATTGTCAGCAAATGTCCTGCCCTGTCTGGCCGTGGAACCTGTGCAGACTGCAAGTGGGGCATTGGGGTGCGAATGTACGATTGCCGGGGCTTCACGGCGTGGCTGTTGCGTCAGGTCGGGCTTGACCTTACCGGGCAAGGCGCGACTTCGCAGTACAACACCAAGGCCAATTGGATGCGGCGCGGAGAGATCAACGTCATGCCCGACTGTGTGTGCTGTGTCTTTCGCCGTAAAGGGTCGAGCATGGAGCATACCGGGATGCATGTGGGCGGTGGAGTGGTGATCGACTGCTCCACAGGCGTGTCCTCTGTCGGGATGCGCGGATGGACACATTTCGGCATTCCTATTGGACTGTACAGCGAGGAGGAGATACCAATGGAGACGGTCAAGCCGACACTCCGCAAGGGAGACAGTGGCGATGAGGTCAAGGCCCTGCAAGAGCGGCTCAATGCGTTGGGCTACGACTGCGGGGAAGCCGATGGGGTTTTCGGGACGCGCACGAAAAATGCCGTTGTGCGCTTTCAAACGGATCACCAGCTTGACCCTGACGGCGTGGTCGGGCGGAAAACATGGGCGGCGCTGGACAGCATACAGCCCGCAGAAATTTACCGCGTGACTATTGAGGGCGTGACGCTTTCGCAGTATAAACGCATCCTCGAAATTTGTCCGCTTGCGGAATGTGAGAGGGAGCGTGGGTAAAATGGATAGCGCGGTGCTTGTGGCAATCATCACGGCAGGGATTAGTTTGATCGGCACGGTCATCACGGTTATTGCCGCCAACAAGAGTACCCTGTCTGCGATGTCTGAGCAATCCAAGATTGCAGATGAGAGGATACACGGCGAAATCAACGTGATTAAACAGCAGATTGTCACGTTATCAGAGAGAGTCGAAAAGCACAATCAGGTGGTTGAGCGGACTTTTGAACTGGAGCGGCGAATGGATGTCGCAGAAGAGCGAATCAAAGTCGGCAACCATCGGATTGATGATCTTGAAGGAGGGCGAAACCATGATTGATTGGAAGGCGAAGCTGACAAGTCGGAAGTTTTGGGCGGCGGTTGCGGGTTTCGTGACCGGGCTGATTGTGTTTGTGAAGAATCCCACATCGGATGCACAGGCAATCACCGCGCTCATCATGTCGGCAGGGTCTCTGGTTGCTTACATCATCGGCGAAGGCCTCATTGATGCCGCGTCTGCTAGTTCGGACGCGCCGCTTGTGATCCACACCGGGAAGGCCGAGGAAGAGGAAGACCACGAATAATTGAATCTTAGACCGCTGTCGAAAGATGGCGGTCTTTTTTTCGTGCTTAGAATGCGCTGTGGCGCGTTCTTCCGCACGGGTGAACAAATTATCATCCTGCGCGGCGCAGGGGCTAACAGGGGGCATTTCGGCGGGTTTCTGTGCATCCTGTGCTTTGCCCCTGCTTTGGCTGGGGTTTTGTAAATGAATCCGTAAATGATAACTGCCTATTTAGGCATAATACAGCGGACAAAAAGCAAGCAAAAACCCCGCGGCAAGCGGGGTTTAGCAATGAGCCCGGCGGGATTCGAACCCACGACCTTTTGATTCGTAGGGAATGTGATGAGATTGTCATAACGTAGGCGTGGCGCTGGTTTTAGAAGGTTCGTCAGATTTTCGTAAATCGTTTTGTAAATCAAACGCGGTTTTTAACAGGTTTTTGGCGCTCGTTTCACGCTCTGTGCCGGGGTGATCGTAGATGCGCAGGATCAGCTTTTCGTCCGCGTGACCCATCCAAATAATTGCCTGATGGATGTCGATCCCGGTGTCTCTGAGCCATGTGCAATAGCTGTGCCGGAGATCGTGGCATCGAATCTCGACCCCGGCTTCTGTGCAGAAGTTCGACCATGCACGAGTAAACACCTGCTCTGTCATAGGTTTCTGTGTGCCGGTCAGCAAATAACAATTGCGGTTCATCTTTGGGATCAGATGCACAAGGAAGTCAGGGAAAGGAACGGTTCGGATACCGTTCGCGGTTTTCGGGGTGGAGATCATCGGCTGGTTGCTGACATAATAGACAGCACGGCGCACGGTCAGACTCTCGCCTTGGATGTCCTGCGCTTGCAGACCGATCACCTCACCACGGCGGAGGCCGCAGTAGAGCATCAGCAGGGCGGCTAATTGCATTCGGTGAGGTGTCCGATTGATCTGGGTACGCTCCGCGTCTGTTATGGCGCGATGTGTGCCCTTTTTTCCTTTGGGCGGTTTGACAGACTGGGCGCGGACAGGGTTTTTTGCCAAATACCCGGCATCGGTGGCGCTATCAAGGATTTCAGTTAGTAGCACTTTCGCCTTGTGGATATATGACGCAGACTTGTCGGACAACGCGGCGAAAGCCTCTGAGACATCATCGGTAGTCAGTTTTGATAGCCGAATGTTAGCAATGGGCTTGACGGCCTTTGTAATGACTGAGACATAGCTGTTATAGGTGGTAGCTTTGACGCCGGCTTTGTGGATCGGGAGCCAATACATGGCGTATTCACCGACCGTTTGATCTGTTCGCACAGTTTTGCTACGTTTAAAATCCTCGCGCTTTTGCAGGGCTTCTTCCTCTGTCGAGCCTGAGAACATCTTGCCAAGGTACGAGCAGTAAAACCGCCCGTCCTTCTGGCGTTTCAAGTGCTGTTTCTTCTGACGTGGCATATTATAGGTCACTTCCATGCATTAGTTGATCCTTCGGCTTTTCGGAAAACATCGGTTCTGGCATGCTGATTGGATAAATGTATTTCGGTTGGTCTTCAAATCCAAAAGCAAACAGGCGCACGCTGGCAAGAAGCAAGCCCCATGTCTGGTCTTCTGTCAGGGCTTGATATGCCTTCGTCATGATCGCTGGCAGTCCATCTCTTGCGCATGCCTGTTTTTCTGCATCGTAAATCGTGATGCTGTTTGTCATGTCGCCATGCTCGATGTGCCACAATTCGTGATCGAGCGCTTCTTTCCTCGCCTCTGGCGAAAGGTATACGTTGATATAGATCGTAGGATAGCCGTCAGCGTCTGTGCGGACAGCGGCAAGAATATCTCCGGGAAACTGACGATAAACTACATTATAATCATCTGGCTGTGTCATTCGGAAAACTCCTGCGGTTCATCTTCTTGGAAAGTGTTAGGTTCAAGAGCCTTCAACATTGCGGCGGCAGCACGGATGTGTTCTGGAGTCGCCTTTGTCGCAGTGCTGAACAGGATACGCATGTTTGGATCGCGGCGCAATTGCTCGCGGAGCGCCCAAACATCGTCTTCATCAGTTGGCGTTTGATCATCATCCCGGCATAATAGCGCATCAACTGTAACATCAAGAGCATCAGCAATTCGCGAGAGTGCCCTAGCACCCGGTTCAACTTTGCCGGATTCGTACTTGGCTATTGTAACCCGATTGAGCAAGGCCAATTCAGCGAGTTCGTCTTGATTCAAGCCCTTCGCTTTGCGGAAGTGTCGTATACGGTCACCGACTTCCTGATTTGTCATGTTCAACCCTCCATTCCTGTAAAGAAATTGTAACACATAAGCAAAGAAAAATAAATAGTCTAAATGCTACAAATTTGCTTGACAAGATGTAGCACTTATGCTACAATATACACGAAGCTAAGATAAAGCTTCACCCAACACCTACCGCAAATATAAGGAGGACACAACGATGACACAGTATAAGGGCCGTTACATTGACCACGTTGTTTACAACAGCAAGGAAGAAATTGATGCCGCGATCAAGTCCGACATGGTCAAGCGGGTGCAAAAGCTGGCGAAGATGATGGCAGAGTACAGCGATCCAGGCATGATGATGGCGGCTTGCAAAGAGATGACCAACGTTGAGCGGGTGTTGATGCAGGATTACGGCATGACCGCCGCAGAGATCGAAGAAATCGAACTGGTAGCGTAAGGGCCAACGCCGGGGGCGCAAGCCCCCCGGCAGATGAAAGGAGCGCAAACAATGACAACGGAGCAGAAAATATCAAAGATAACTGAAGAACAGGTTGCTTATAAGGGTTACATGATAAGAATCATTCGTGAACATCAGCATTATGATGATGGTGAACTTGAAGAAAAAACATTTGAAAAAGTATCCGACATTTTCTATAGACTATTAGGTTGGATCGGAGATTGAAAGGAGCGCAAACAATGACAATGGCGGAACGGTTGGAAATGCAGGATGAAATCAACAAGACCAACAGCAAGCGGATTATGCGATGGAAGGTGATGAACCTCCATCGGGAGCAGGTCAAGCGTGGAGAGATGGAAGAAGCACACCTGGTTCTCCGCCTCCTTCGCCGCCGGGTTGTCAAGCTGTATTTGGATGACACAAGTTGGAACGTGCAGATGGCACTTGAGGACATCGGGTGCAAGATCAACTGTATGCGCAACGGATACACGGCAGAAGTGTACATCTGACCGACGGCCCCGCCCGGAGGCATCGTATCCGGGCTATCATTTGACTAAACTGTGTAGCAAGAAGACAAATTTCCTATTGCATCTAAGTGGCAAGTATGCTACAATAGGCAATGAAAGGAGCGTGAATCATGGCTACAAACATTCGGGCAATAAGGAAAAGCAAGGGCATGACGCAAGGTGATCTTGCTCTTGCGGCGGGGATTAACCGGGTCACAATCGCCAAGTACGAAACCGGTAAAATCACGCCAACGCTGACCAACGCTGGCAAGATTGCAACCGCCCTCGGCGTGACCGTCAACGATCTGATCGCGGAGGCCGCAGATGAAGCTTCTAACGATTGACGCGGCGGCAGAGGCACTCAGCGTATCACCCGACACCATCCGGCGGATGCTTCCTCGGCTTGGAGCGGTTGATCTAAACGGCGGCAGGAAAGGCAAACGTCTGATCCGTATCCCGGAGGAACGAATCAAGGATTACCTGCACGATTGCACGATCCTCCCGCCGGTTCCCTCAAGGCAAGCGCGACCGACTGAATTTCACTTAGAAAGGAGAAGGGCATGAATGTTCAGACTGGGCAAGCACGAGAAGACAACGTTCAGAAAGATTCTGGACAGCCGGGTGTGGGATTGCCTGTTCATCGCGGCGATCCTCACAATGCCGATCTGGTTCCCCCGCATCTGATGTGGCAGTACCAGCAACCGGCAGAACAATGGCGAGTGATGTGGACAGAAAAAGACCGCTGACGGGTGGAGCCATCAACGGTCGGGTGTGAAACTTGCGAGGCATTGCAAAAATCACACCTTGAGTTTAGCACAACAGGAGGAGATGCGCAAGATGAATTTCTTCCAGATGACTAGTGCCGAAGTGGACGCGGCGGCGGAACGCTACTATGACAGGCTGTATGACCGATGGGAAGCGCAGTTTGTCGATGATCCGTGGGACACCGATGAACCGGGCTGGCAGGAAATCGCCGATCTGGTTGACTGCGAGGACACGGATATCATCGCTGACTACCTCCGCGACTGGATGGAGGGTGACGGTGACCTGATGGACGAGGCTTACAAGGCCGGGGTTCTGGATGAATTCATTCACCCGGAAGACCGGGTTGGCACGGATGATCCTGACCGCGAATCTCAGATGGTTGACAGCGTGTTCAACCGCGAATGGGAAAACGATGACTTCATGCGGGCCATCTACATCTGGCTACCGGAAGACAAACACAAGGCCATGATTGAGTGGCTCATGGACAAGGCTGACAGCAACGGAATTCGCGATCTGTACAACAAGTCGAAAGGATGGGACTGAAATGAAGCCGATTCCCGAAAGCTACGAATACCTGAAGTTTGGATTCTGCAAGACTCGTGCCACACGGTTTCTTTGCCCCGCATGCCGTGCCGTTCTTAACGCTGGCCCGAACTACCAGCCTCGATTCTGCGGCGAGTGTGGGCAGTCGGTAGATTTTTCCGGGGTCACCTTCCCGGAGCCTGAGTTCCTCGGATATGAACATAAGGAGGTTGTAGCATGATTACTTGGGAAGCTATCAGCAAGGCCGTTGAGCCGATGAAAACGGTCAACATCAAGGGCAAAGAGTATGCGACCGTGCCGGAGCGTGTGAAAGCGTTTCGCACGATCTGCCCCGGTGGGAGCATTGTGACGGAGATCGTTAGCTTGACGGACAGCATGGTGGTTATGAAATCCACCGTAGCGGACGAGGACGGCAAAGTCCTTAGCACCGGCATGGCGTTTGAGCGTCCTGACAGCAGTTATATCAACAAGACCAGCTACATCGAAAATTGCGAAACCTCTGCTGTTGGCAGGGCGCTCGGATGGCTGGCAATCGGTGTGGATGCATCCATGTGTTCTGCTGAAGAACTGGTTAACGCGATCATGAACCAGCAGGACAAGCCGCAGACGAAGACACAGCCGCAGGAACCCCCGCAGAAAACCAATGCTCAGATCGTTGTGGAGTGGTGCAATGCTCATCGCATGAGCAAGGAGGCCTTCGGGAACTGGAGGAATGTGGCGCTTGCCAATGACATCATCCCGGACAAGCGGGTCAACGAACTGACCCCGGAGGAACTGCAAAACCTGATTCACTTCGTGGAGGCTAACAATGCTGGCTAAACTGCGTGACCTGACGCTGAACCGTGACGGTAGTCAAAACCTGACCGTCACGGTCAGCGGAGACCTTCGGGAGATGTTCGACCAACTGCACGAGGCAGATGTGGACATTGAGATTAAAAAACACCGCAAACGCAGGAGCCTTGATGCAAATGCATTTTGCTGGGCGCTGTGTACGGACATCGGCAACGCGATGACCCCGCCGATCCCAAAGGAAGAGGTTTACCGGGCCGCGATCAGAGATGTTGGTGTCTATTATCCCTTGCCCATCAAGGATGACCGTGTGGCAGACTTCCGCGCCATTTGGAGTCAGAATGGCACAGGATGGTTTGTGGATGTAACGGACAAGAGCAAGACACCCGGCTATACGCTCTGCTTTGCCTACTATGGCACGTCTACCTATGACACGGCTCAGATGTCACGCCTGATCGACTATCTTAAACAGGACATGGAGGTAATGGGGCTTCCGATCCCGATTGGAAAGACCGAACAGGAACGGCTATTGCAGGAGTGGGGTGACAAGTGACGGAAGTTTGGAAGGATATTCCCGGATATGAAGGATGGTATCAAGTCAGTAATCTTGGACGCGTTCGGTCGCTCGACAGAGTGATTGAACAATGGTCAAGGTATGGACATACAATCCACAGGGATATTAAAGGCCAGTTTCTCACACCAACCGACAACGGATACGGATACATGATTGTTGGATTGGCAACGAATCAAATTCGGAGAAACTATTACGTTCATCAGCTTGTCGCAGAAGCGTTCATCCCAAACCCGGAAGGTAAGTCCGAAGTAAATCACAAGGATTACGACAAAACCAATAACGCGGCAAGCAATCTTGAATGGGTCACAAGGCTTGAAAATGTACACTATTCCCAACACCGTATGCGTAAGCCCCGCAACAAATGCAGACCCACAAACACAGGCGAAAAGTACATCTCCATGAAGAACGGAAAGTTTCGTCTGAACCTTGGGAAAGTGTGCGACAAGAGATTTAACACGCTAGATGAAGCTGTAGCAATGAGGGAGGTGTTCATAGGTGACGGCAAGCATTATGCAAGATGACAAGTACTGCTATATCACAGGCAGGACGGATCATCTTGACCGTCACCATTAGCCTGTTTTCACAGGGATTCGGCGTAAAGCCGCTGACCAATGGGGTTGCTGGGTGTGGCTGACACATGACATCCATATGTCAGCCCATCAGCAACAGCCCGAAATCCTCGACCAGCTACGGCGAGAATGCCAAGAGCGGTTTGAGGAATTGTACGACCATGAAACATTCATGCGAGTGTTTGGGAAAAACTACCTGTAAGGAGGAAAACAATGAACCAGCTTAACATCATCGGAAACCTGACTGCAGACCCGCAGAAGTATGCCACACAGGACGGCAAGACAATCGCGTCTTTCACGGTTGCGGTCAATGAGCGGCGAGGCGGCAAGGACACCGCGACATTCTTCCGTTGCTCGGCATGGGAGAAGCGGGCTGATCCCATCCTGCGCTATCTCCACAAGGGCGACAAGGTGGCTGTTACCGGGCCTGTCTCTCTGCGGACGTACACCGCCAAGAGCGGCGAAAACCGCGCCACATTGGAGGTTGCGGTTAATGATTGCGAGTTCCTCAAAACAAACAAGGGTGAAGCGTATGATGATGATCTTAAGCACGACAAGAGCGGCATGACGGTAGTGTCCGATGAGGATGTGCCGTTCTGAGACAGGAGTGAAGCAACGTGCTGGAATACTTGAAAATCTATCCAGACGCAAAAGAGTCAATTCGTAGGTATCAACCGGCAGATCGATGCTTGCTTTATGAGGCCGCGATGGATTATGCATTCACAGGCGCAGAACCAGACTGGCAAGCGGATGACTTCAAGTGGTACGCATGGGACATGCTCAAGCAGAAAATTGATGCCGCAGAACGAGCGAAGGAGAACGGTCGTTTAGCCGGGTTGGCAAGCGCTCAACGGCGCAGGAACATAGCCGCAACACAGAACAACACCCCTCCAACGCCTGTCGAACACCCCTCCGACACCCCTTCAACAGACCCCGAACTTAATACTAAGGTTAAGGTTAAGGTTAAGGTTAAGGATAAGGATAAAGAAGATAATAGGCGGTTTGCACCGCCAACGCGCGAAGAGGTTGCGGCTTACATCGCCGAAAAAGGCTACCACGTTGATCCTGACCGCTGGATGGCTTACTACGAGTCCAACGGCTGGAAGGTTGGCAGGAATCCGATGAAGGACTGGCGGGCCGCTGTGCGGACATGGGCAAGTAATAGCGTTGACAGCAAACCGCAGAGCAAACCAAGGCCGGTGATTGCTCAGCAGTACAGTCAGCGAGACTACAGCGGCGAGGCTGAGATCAACGATTTGCTCGACTGGAGGAACGAACAGGAGGGTAGCGCATGAGACTGGTTTTCTCCATCCCCGGCCCGCCTGTCGGGAAGGGAAGACCAAGGGTCACAACGGCTGGCGGACATGCACATGCGTATACGCCCGTCAAAACGGCCTCCTATGAGCGTTTGGTGAGGGAGACGTATAAACTTTCATTCCCGGGGCAAAAGCCGCTAGAAGGGCCGTTAGAACTTGTTCTACGCGCATATTACCCCATCCCCGAAAGTTGGCCTCAGAGCAAAAAGGCAAAAGCCCTGTGCGGACTGATTGAACCGACTGTGAAGGTGGATTTTGACAATTTGGCAAAGGTCATCTGTGATTCACTAAATGACATCGCATGGGTGGATGACAAACAGATCGTAGACGCAAGGATTCAAAAGATATATTCCCCCATTCCACGCGTTGAGGTTGAGATTTACACGCGTGACACAGAGGGCGCGTATTCACCGAAATAGTAGATTTCAGCATCATAGCGGGCAGAAAGTGCTTCATCAAGTGTGTCATATGTTCCAAGACTAATGGACTTTCTGTTAACACAGATTCTTGCTTCATATCGTTTGTTGGGGGTGATGCGAATACCAAGATGGCCTGACTTACAAAGAATTAGGAGGTAGAAATTTGGCAAGAGTGAGTGATGTTCTGCCACAGGGAGAAATCCTTGCACAGTTGGCAGAAGAATGTGCGGAGTTGGCACAAGCGGCCTTGAAGCTCCGGCGGGCCATTGAGGGCATCAACCCTACCCCGGTCAGCATTCAGCAAGCCGGAGACAGGCTGGTTGAGGAGATCGCGGATGTGATCGTCTGCGAGAACCAGTTGCTCGGTGTTGACTGGAACGTGGTTGATGAGATTTGCAAACGAAAGTTAGGCCGCTGGGAGGGCCGTCTGGAAGCGAGTATTGGAGGTTGACATGACAGAGATCACACAGGTCTGTCCGGCATGTGGCAGGAGATTCGCATTCTCCTGCCACCCGGACGAATGGGGCTACGCCTACGGAAGCAAGCTCACATGCTCGTACACCTGTATGCGGCAGATGGAGCGTAAGTATCAGGCCACGAAGAAAGAGAAAGTGCCATTTGACAACCGGGCAATGCTCTACCGGCAACACGCGTTGGGCATGAGCTATGAGGACATCGCCAAGGGAGGGACGGCAAGAAATAACGGCTGGACAGACCCGGAGAAAATCAAGCGTATCCTGCTCTCGTGGGCGAATCATTACCCGGACAGGGCGCGGGCGATCCGCATTGAAGCTCTCTTTGAGCAAGAGGGTGTGTGTCGGGCAGACCTCGCCGAAGAACTCAACCTTGATGCGCATACCATTGGCGAATGGGCGCATCGGCTCGGAATCTTTGGCCGGAAGTGTGGCAAACGGATTTTTTACACCCAGACGGAGGCGGACAAGATCCGTCAGGCGGTCACATGATCTGCCCCTGCAAGGATTGCCAAGAGCGTTACGAGGCTTGCCACGACCATTGCGAACGCTACAAGGCATGGAAGGCCCCGAAATTGGAGGCCTACAAGGAGCGGGCAGTACTTGCGTCAGAGTACTCTCCGGCCAAGGAACGGTGGCTCAGACGCAACCTGATGATCCGTAAGAGAAACGGCAGATAACTACCCGGATTAAGCACCGACAGAGAGCGGGCATCCGGGTTGCGAATTGACCAGTAGAAATAAATGGAGGTAAACATCATGGAGGAAATGCGGGTACAGGCGATCATCCTTGACCTGTGCGGGGAGAACATTGAAACCGTGCAGGAAATGGCACGGGCGCTGGGCGTGGATGTGATGACGCTGATAAAGTCCCTGATCCGGGAAGCGGCGCGGGAATACAGGGAGAACCTGAAGGACGCGCAGTACGAGGCGGCGATCTGGCTGGTTGACCCGGCGTTGCAGGAGAAAATCCGGGCGGGATCGAGGAGGACTGACCGTGATTGATTGGGAGCAGATCAAAAGAGACCTGTACGCGATGAGGGATTATTTTACGACCTGTGCCGGGAACGCCCAACCAGGGAGCGAGGCACGGCAGAAGTTCGCTGGATGGGTGCAGACGCTGACCTGTCTGGCGGTTGAGATCGAAGAGATGCTGACCGGGGAGGATGACGGGAAATGATGGATGTGCAAAAGGCTATCAGCTATGCAGAAGGTTTTCTGACCGCGCTGGCGGCGGTGTTGCAGGATCAGGAGCGGGTTGACGGCAAGGTCGGGAACATCACCCTGACCACGGCAGAAGTCAAGAAATTGCTCCGGGATGTGGTAACGCACACAGGATGCGATGAGAGCGAACTCAAGGGCTTGCGCGAAGAGAACAAACTGCTGACGGCAAGGGTTGAGGAAATGCGGGAAGCAGTCTTAAAGCGGACAGAACGGATCGCCTACTGGGATGATGCCGGCATTCCTACCGGCAATCTTGGTGAATACGCTTATGCTTGGAAGTGCAGTAACTGCGGGGAAATCTTTACGGGAAAAACAGTGTACTGCCCCGGATGCGGGGCGCGAATGGAGGTGAGCGGGGATGAGTGAACTGACGAAACAGGGATATGACATGATCATCGACCGCGTGACAAACCTGAAGATTACTCCTCCGCAAAGCCTGACAATCATAGAACTGAAACGTTGGATGGAAGGACACGCAGACGCACAGGCAAGCATTCTCAGCATTCTGGAGCAGATGAAAGACAGCAACGGGAGGTGAGCGGGGATGGCTGACACCGATAACACGCCCGTGGAGATTCTATCCGTGAAACTTATCACACCGTGCAAGAACGTGTTAGTTAAGTGCAAAGGGTGCAGGAGGTTCGTTGACCTGAGCGAGACGGCAGTATGTCCGAAGTGCGGACGATTGGTGGAGGTGAGCGGGGATGGTTGAAAGGTATTTCGCGTTCCGATATTACGGTGGAATTGCATTCCTCGCTTTGTTAGTGATCGCGGCGGTAGTATGGCTGATCAAAATCTGGTGGGACAACAGGAGGTGACCGGGGATGTCGCTGATTGAGGTAGTAGCGCTCATGATGATACTCCCGTTCGTGGGCTACTTCGTGCTGATGATAATCGCCTGTCTGGTCGATGCTGTCAATTGGTGGAGAGAAAAAAGGAGGGGCAAAGATGACTGACAGGGAGAAGGTAATTCTCGCATTGGAACTGTGCCGGTATGACCCAGACCCCGGACAGGAGAAGAAGTGGTATCACTCTTGCCTCAAGTGCCCATACTGTACAGACCGAAACGGAATGGAAATGAACTGTGCTCAGATGTATACGGATGCTATCGCCCTGCTCCGGGAGCAGGAGCCGCGAGTGATGACGCTGGAAGAGGTCATCAAACACTACTCTCTGCCGCCCGTGTTCGTGGACGATCTGAGCGCACAGGAGGACTACTTGGAGGACATCGCACCGCTCTACTTCGACTTCCCGGTGGCTGACTCGTTTGCGGTGCATTGGCGGGGGTATCACAGCGTTAGTAAATACCTTGACGACTGGAAAGCAAGCTATGGCAAGAAATGGCGTTGCTGGACGGCCAAACCGACGGATGAGCAGAGAAAGGCGGTGAAGTGGGATGCCCAATTGCGGTGAGAACTCCGTGCAAATCCTCTCCGTGCAGTTTGTCGAACCGCACAACGCGCTGGTCAAGTGTGAGTATTGCCGGCGGTTTGTGGATCTGAGCGAAACAGCGGTGTGTCCGAGGTGCGGACGGCTGATGGAGGTAGCTGCAAAGCCCGCCCAGTTCAAGCGGTGCGCGTGCGGGAAGCTGATCGTACGGCGCGGTGACGCTCACAACTGTCCGTATTGCGGGAGGAGGATTGAATGGAATGCCTGAATTGAAGCCGTGTCCGTTCTGCGGATGCTCTATGATCATCAAGCGCAGGGTGTACCCGAATCTCAGTTGGAACTATGCCGTAGACGGCTGGCACGATGACGGGTGTCCATTGCAATGGCTTGTAATCGAGCCGGAAGATGACGATGACAATCCGCTTCCGCCGGAAGAGATTGCGGAGCGGTGGAACCGGAGGTGGGAGGATGCCTGACAGGGAAAAGATTCTGCGTGGTGCAGAGTGCTGTAAGTATGTAGAACCTTCTCAAAATGGATGCCCGGAAGAATGCCCGTATCTGCCGGAAGGGCATTTAACCTGCGGGCTTGACCCGTTGCTTGACGATGTCATTGCCCTTCTCCGGGAGCAGGAGCCTGTGGAGCCAATCAAAACCCCGGAGACCATCCGGGTTGAGTACAACTGCGGGAAATGCACCGCACCGATCGGCATCATGTTTCATGACGGTGATTGGTACTACAAGGCAGATTACTGCCCGCATTGCGGAAGGAAGGTGGCATGGTCATGAGTATCGCAATTCCCCTGATTGTCATCAGCGCTCTGGTGCTGGCGCTGGGATTCTGGGAAGACTGGAGAGACAAGAAGCATGGACGGTGAGAAGAGACCGCTGTCAAAACGTGAGTATCTGGGCCTCCTGAGCCTCACGGGCGCGCTGGACGCTCTTGCTGACTCAATCCCCATGCTGGCAACAAGGGGCGTAGAAAGCCGTCTGGAGGCCTCCAGAGACACGCTGGGGGAAATCCTGCATGATGTGTGTCTGACCATCCCAACGGACAAACTCCGCAGGATCAGGAAAGATATGGATAACACCAAGGTTTACACCAAAGTGGAGGCTCCGGGCATTCGCACCGTGGACACAGAGCATCACCGCTATGTCCCGGCGCGGGTGCTGAATAAACTGGTTGACTACGTTGTGCAGCACGAGTGCTTTCTGTGTGACAAGTCTGCTGTCGAGGGGCGGCATTGCCCCATCCGGGAAATGATCGAGGACGCGATCCCGCACGAGGTGGCCTACAAAGTCAGCAATGGGGACTGCAAGTGGAGCGGGCTGAGTTTGGGACTTGGAGAATGGGAGGAATAACTGATGGAGATCATGGTCTATTTTAACAGCGGCGACAAGGCGAGGTTTGATTCTAGCAAGGTGGTGTTTGTGGATGACGTGGGCGATCCTACCCACGCCTTGCAGAACGGCATAACCCGGATCAACTGGTGGAATGTTTGTTTTGTCAGGGAGGTCAAGCCGAAGGAGGAGGATGAAGAGTGACGCAATGTGATATGATCCTGCGCTATATGCAGGAAACAGGATCAATCACACCTTGGGAGGCTATGCGGGAGTTTGGCTGTCTTCGGCTGGGTGCGCGTATCTATGACCTCAAACGGCGCGGGGTTGATGTGACGCGGGAACTGGTGACAGACCGTAACCGATACGGAAAGCCTGTCAGCTATGCGAGGTACAGCGTAACACAGCAGTAAACAGGGCCAGAATGCATTCTGAGCGCGTTTCGCGGGTTAGGCGGTGTTCTTCTTCACCCAAACACGGAACGCGTCAGAATGGCCTTTTTGCAAGAATGGGGGCTATGGGTTGAGAACATACATTCCGGGAACGTGGGAAATCAGCAAGGAAAGGTATTTAGAACTGCGGGGGTTCTGTCTCCAGTATCCACAATGGAAAATTGAAGCGGCTTCTCTGTTGGGCGTGACCGGGGCGGGCATGGATGATATGCCGCACGGAACCGATCCAGGTGACCCGACAGGCAAGGCCGTTGAGCGGCGGGAGGTGCTTGTTACCAAAATCACGTTGGTTGAGCGGTGCGCGGCGGCAATCGAAAAAGGGGCATGGTATCAATCCTTGATCTTGAATGTCTGCAACAGGCGGTCATGGGAGGCTATCCGGGATCTATATCCCGAATTGCTCAAAAACTCAGACCGCACAAAGTTTTTCAAGGCAAGGCGAATGTTTTTTAACCTTCTCGACCACGAAATGGACAAAACCATACTTTCGGGGCAGTCGGAATAAATTATATTGATATTGTCCCAAAGTGGACAGGGCAAGAGGCCGGGGTGCGCATACCCGGCTTTTTGCATGGTTTGAGCGTGGCGCGAATCTTTCAAGGACACGCGGGTTTTACCTCCCGCAGGTGGGGGCGGGAAATATTGCGAAATGGAGGTTTTCGCATGGAACTCAAAATCGAGTATGTGCCTGTGGGTGACCTCATACCATATGAGAACAATACACGCAGACACGCGCCCGATGATATCGACCAAATCAAGGCCAGCATTGAAGCAGACGGTTTCAATGATCCGATCGGGGTTTGGCACAATATCATCGTGGAAGGTCACGGAAGGTTGATTGCGGCAAAAGAGATCGGGCTTGAAAAAGTCCCGGTGATTCGCCTTGACCACCTGACCGATACACAGCGGCGCGATTATGCAATCAGGCACAACCGGACGGCTGAACTGTCTGCTTGGGATTTCGGCAAGCTGGAAGAGGAAATTGCAAGGCTGGAAATCGAAGGGGTGGATCTGAGCGGACTGAAATTTGACCTTGATGCACTAAATGGGGGGGCTGTTACCACAATTGACAATACCTCAAAAGAATACGGGGAGGAGGATTTCAGCGATGACAAATTTGAATGCGAGTGCCCGCGCTGCGGCTTCAAATTCAACCGCTGAACATCGTTTCCCGTGGAAGTGGTATCTTTCTGACCTTGCAAAAGTTCAGAAAAACGGTTTGACCGTGTTTTCCTGTTTCTCCTGCGGCGGCGGGTCTTCTATGGGCTATAAATTAGCCGGGTATGATGTGATCGGAAACGTGGAAATTGACCCGCGCGTGATGGAAGTATACCGCAAGAATAACCACCCGAAATACCCGTATTTGATGGATGTTCGGGACTTTCTGAAAATCCCGGATGCGGACCTGCCGGAAGAACTTTTCCATCTGGATATTCTGGACGGGTCGCCGCCTTGCTCGGTATTCAGCACAGCCGGAGAACGGGAAAAAGGATGGAACAAAGAAAAGGTTTTCCGGGAAGGACAGGCCAAGCAAAAACTGGATGATTTGTTTTTCTATTTCATTCAGATTGCCGAAAAGTTGAAACCCCGCGTGGTGATTGCTGAAAACGTGTCCGGCCTGCTGAAAGGCAATGCTAAGGGCTATGTGAACGAAATATTCAAGGCGTTTGACGCGGCAGGATATAAGACGCAGCTTTTCCTGCTGAACGCCGCTTTTATGGGCGTACCGCAAAAGAGAGAACGCTGTTTCTTTATTGCTCACAGAAAAGACCTTGAATATCCGAAATTGAGATTGAATTTCCAAGAAAAGCCGATTTTGTTTGGAGAAGTCAGAACAAAGTTCGGCAGACCGTCAAAAGACGGAACATATCAAGAGCTGTTAAAACAAAGGATAAGCTCTGACAAATCCATAGCTGATATTTCAAAGCGTATTAGAGGCAGAGAATCCGGGTTTGGAAATGCAATATTGCATGATGATGAAGTCGCATATACGCTGATAAGCGGTGGAAATACATATAGATACTGCGATGCTATGTGCGTGTCAGATGGCGACTGTTGCGGAATACAAACATTTCCACAGGACTATGACTTTTTAGATCAAACTGCAAAATATATCTGTGGAATGAGCGTTCCGCCTGTTATGATGGCCCAAGTATCAGCGGAGGTATATGACCAATGGCTGAAGCCATGATTCAGCAGCACAAAGCAAAAATCCGCGCCGCCAAGGCCGAGCTATTGACTGCTGGCCCGATCCATGCACGTGACCTGAAAAAGCACATACACCGCATGGAAAAGGAACTGAGAATATATATTGCCTATCAAAAGAAAGCCGGGGGTGATACCCATTGAAGAAACAAAGCGGATAGACTGGAACGCGATCCGCGCCGAATACATCGGCGGGGGGATCAGTCAGCGCAAACTTGCGGCAAAGCACGGGGTTTCTGCTGATGTGCTGATGCAAAAGGCAAACCGGGAAGAATGGAAGAAAGACCGGGACAAGGCAATCAGCAAAGGAATAGCAAAAAGTCAGCAAAAGTCAGCAGAGAAAATCGCAGACAATGCAACCATAGCCGCAGACATCAAAAAGATGCTGTTGCTACGGTTGCAAAGAATCGGAAACAAATACCCGTTCGATGCTACCGAAATCCGAACAAAGCAGGGGGAAAACACGGTCATTTTCCGATTGCGTGACCTGACCGCCGCATATAAAGACCTGACAGACGGTCTGCCGATGGCACAGGGCGATCAAAACGCGCCGATCTATGAACTGCTCCGCAAGCTGGACGGTGAGTGCGATGTTTAGCCCGATGCAAAAGGACTTTTGGCGGGATTGCACACACCGCTGGAATGTCAAGACGGGTGCGACACGTTCGGGGAAAACTTATCAGGATTATTTCCTGATTCCGAAACGGTTGCTGGCGGTCAGCGGCAAAGAGGGGCTTTCCGTCATTCTTGGCAACACACGGGAAACAATACGCAGGAACATTCTGCTACCAATGCAACAGCTTTACGGCCCGGAATACATCGGCAACCTGAGAGCGGACAACTCTTGCGAGATGTTCGGGGAAAAGGTTTTCTGTTTAGGCGCGGACAGCGTCAACCGGGTGGACAGGTTGCGCGGCTCATCCATCAAGTATTGCTATGGGGATGAGGTCACAACATGGCATCCCGATGTGTTTGATATGTTGAAAAGCCGTCTTGATAAGCCGTATTCGATCTTTGACGGCACTTGCAACCCGGCGAACCCGCAACATTGGTTCAAACGCTTTCTTGACTCAGACGCGGACATATACCAACAGGCATACCGCATTGACGACAATCCGTTTCTTGATCCTGTGTTTGTGGACAACCTCAAGCGCGAATACAGCGGGACGGTGCTGTATGACCGTTATATACTTGGGCTATGGGTCGCCGCAGAGGGCGTTATTTATCGGCAGTTTGCTGACCACCCGGAGCGGTTCACGGTGAGAGAGGTTGACCCGCGCAGGGTCAGGAGCGCGGTGATTGGCGTTGACTTCGGCGGCGGTACATCCGCACACGCTTTCTGTTGTACCGGGTTCACAAAGGACGGAATTGTGGTGTTGGATGAATACCGTGAACAGGCCGCGCTTGATCCGACAAAGCTTGAAACGGATTTTGTGGACTTTGTCAAACGCTGTCAGATGCGGTGGCTTGTGACGGATGTTTGGTGTGATTCAGCGGAGCAAACGCTGATAAACGGATTGCGGACAGCGGCGGCAAGGAACGGCATCGGGGTAAACATCGGCAACGCCCAGAAAAAGCCGATCAATGACCGAATCCGCGCCCTGTGCCTGTTGATGGGCGCGGGACGATTCACCATCTGCAAAGGTTGTACGGAAACAGCGGAAGCATTAAAAAGCGCGTTATGGGACAGCAAACACACAACCGAGGACGTGCGACTCGATGACGGCACGACAAACATCGATAGCATTGATGCGCTTGAATACTCATTTGAACGTGAGATACCGAACCTGATTGATTCATGGGGGCGGTGATATATGCAGTTTGTATCAAGAATCAGAGATTGGGGGCGAAAGCTTATGGACAGGGCAGGAAGCGCGACAGGCATCGCCCGCGAATACAAGACCGTTTTTGACCTGGG